AAGATCGGTGACGGTATAATGCACCATAGCTGTCTGGCTTTTCTTGCTATGACCCATCCGATATTTACGGATATTCTCAGGAACGCCCGCGAGCAATTGTTGGGTGTGATAAAATTTGCGGAATCCGCCGATGCCTTTAAACTCGACTTTCGCATGGCGACATATCGTTTCTAGCAGGCCTGACCAATGCTTTTGATCGCCCATTACGCCGGTTGCGCTAGGGAAAACAAAATAGTCGCTGTCTGCTTGCAGTTTCCATTCGCGCAAGATGCGCATGGTTGTGCTATCTAACGGCAACTCGCGAACCCGATAAGGCGTTTTTGTTTCGTCAACTAAGGCGCCCCGATAGCCAGTCCGCTTGACGTAAATTTTGCCAGCCTTTAGATCAACGCAATCCCATAACAAGCCCTGCAACTCATTTGCTGCCAAGCCGGTGAAAGCTGCAACATGGATCAGCGCTTTTGTGTAATGGCGTGTCGTTGCGGCAAGGATGCTTTTAACCTCATCAGCATGATAACCATCACGCGCGCCGTCATTGCCCTTTATGGCTTGCCTGTCGCCTTTGGTGCATGGATTGGTCTGCAATATGCCGCTGTTGACAGCGTATTTGCAAACCATGCTCAAGGTGTGAACGATCTCTCTTTGCGTCTTTGGCGCAATTTCGCGCACCCGCATATCTTGGATAAACAGATTAACATCAGCAACCGACAGGCGCGCCATCTGCTTGTCGCCTATACGCGGCACAATATGAAGCCTGACATGGCGCTCATCGTTGCCATAGGTTTGCTGGCGCAAGCCGTTGCGCTTGCCAATAAGTTTTTGGCGCTCGCGTAAAGCCTGCGCAGCAACCGCCTCAAGGCTAATCTTTGATGCGCCAGCCCTGCCGCTAACCAGCATATCGCGTATCTGATCGCGTTTCTTTTTCCATGCTTGCGGGCAGTTTTTGGTGATGGCTTTTTTAGACCGGCCTTGAAGGTCACGATAATAAATGACGCCAACCGTTTTGCCATGCTTAGTGGTAGTCAGCATTTCACCTTCTGAAATTACTATATCCATTATAATGCCCTCCTAATCAGCCTGATAAATGTAGTTGGTGCCAGCGATCTCCGTTTCGCTGTAACTATGCTTCAACTCATATGCGATTTGTTTGTAGTCAATGAAGCCAACAAGCGGCTCTGGAATTTCGCCATAATGTCCATCGTCAACAAACTGTTCGGCCAACTCATCAAACGTCATGTCCTCATATATAATTATGTTGTCATAATCGCTGGCGCTGGCATCGTTGCTAAACCAGCTTGAAGCAATGTTTTCCTTGTGCGCCAAAGTTGCGCGAACCAACTCATAGTCAGACCAGCTATCAACCGCCTCAAAAAACGCCGGCAAGTTGGCCTGATCGACACCTACCGCAATCCCAAAAGCGATGTCGATACTTCGGCCGTCTATCATTTGGATTTCGTATTCCTCGACAAGCCCGCCGAAGCTGTCGCGGTTGGCAGAATATTTTTTGTCATAATCTGCCATGTCGCTGAAGTAGAAGCCTTCTGCATCAAGGCTGTATGGCTGCGCATATAAAACAAGCTTTTCCATTATGCGACTCCAAGCTTGTTTGCGAGGACTTCAATCAAGGCTGCTTTTGTGTCAGCCTTTGCAACCTTTTTGCTGACCTTGCGACCATTCAGAACTGCATATTCTGAAGTATCAACAGCAAACCAGTTGATGCCTAGCTTGCGAACCGCAATGTTTTCAAAGCCAACAACAACCCACTCTGCGGCATTATTGCCAAAGCCGTTTCCATTCCATTCTGCGGCGTTTGTTTTTGTAAGTTTAATCATTTTGCCCTCCAGCAAGTTCGTTTCCATATGATGACAATATGCGCATATTTACTATTATGCAACCATAAAAACGCATTAAATGCGCATAAACCGAAGAAAACCTGACGGGATGGCGCTATGGATGGCGCTATGGGATAGGCCTAAAACGCAGAAAAGCCCCGCAAACCCGAAGGCTTGCGAGGCTAGAAACTGTTGATTTTGTTGAATATTTGGTTGCGGGGGCAGGATTTGAACCTGCGACCTTCAGGTTATGAGCCTGACAAAAGTGGCTGTTTTCTGCGCTGTTTATTCGTTGGCGCTATGATGGCGCTATGGCCAATTTACTTTTAAAGATGGCGCTATGATGGAGCTATCGGAACCCTATGCTGGACGCTAAAAACGCCGCTGGCTTGTTTTGGGCATGGATGTGCCAGAATTTACTTGAAGGCGCTGTGTCCGCAATTTTCGGCGGACAAACGCTATTTCATATTTTCGCGAGCAACGCCGCGTGATTTTTCCCAAGACCGCATTCCTGACAGCCCCAAAAGCGAAAGCGTCAGGCTCATCAATTCTTCTGTTTGTAGTTTTGGCAAGATAATTTCCGGCGCCCAAATTGCGACAGCCCATTCAGCAATCGGCATAATAAAGAATTGTGAGGCCAAACCTAAAGCGCAAATCCACATGATCGCCGGCCTTGCGCCGCTAACAAAAATTGATGGATGTTTTGCTTGTTCAAGATTGGTCGCCGCTTGAGCCGCTTGCAGAGAAATAAGTTGGGTTTCCAGTTCCGCCGCCAGCTTCATTTTTGTATCAGCATCCGGCACAAACTTGTCAAGGATCGGGCTGGCTAAACTTAAAATCTGTGCAATCATTTTTTTGCCTCACTATTTAAAAAGACAGCAAGCGAACCGGTCATGGCTCCGGTAACAACAGAAATCAAGCTGGCCTGTTGGGTCGATAAATCCGGCATGGCAAGCGCCCATTCGATGCAACGGACATAAACAACCGTCATCGTAAAAATCATCAATCGAGGGATAATCTTGTATTCCAGCAAAACTTTGCTCAATGCCATTCCCCGCTTTCCATCATCTGCGAAAGTTCGACTGCGCGACCCTTAACTTGATCCGCCCAACGGCTTCGCAACATTTCGGCAGCCGCTAGTCGGTAATCGCCAACTAGCAACGCAGCTTGAAAATTCTGGAACTTGTCAAAATTTGGTTTGCCCAAATTGAACAGCATAGAAATAATGACGGCCTTTCTGGCCTCATCAAGCTTTGGATAAAACGCATATGTGACCGCTTCATCTTCGCAACGCTTTATATCGTTTGCTAGAAGATAGCTGATCTCATCGTCCGATAACCCGCCGCCAAGCTTTTCATCAATTAGCCTTCCGCAACCGATAGTCAAATATCCGCGACTGTCTTTATAGGCATGACTGACCACGCCTTCATGCAGTTTTACCAGATCAAGCAGCTTGCTCATCGTCATCTTCTTCCTTTTGCATCATTTTGCTGGCAACCACGCCAAGCTTGTAAAGCGCGTCAGTCATCGGGCTATCAGAAGCCTTCAAGCCTCTACCAGTTAAAAACACCTCAACCGCATCGCCTGATTTCGGGTGGTATGAAACAGTGACGGTCATACCTTCTCCGACATCTTGAGAAACACATGGCCGGCGGTTAGGAAGTTCGATCATTTAAAATCTCCAAAGTTTTATGAAGTGATGAGGACTCAAGTTCATGATCGTCAAAAATGTCGCCAGACCTTGAAAGGGTGATTGTTGTTATTTCTTCTATCGGCATGAATATGCACTTGCGATGGGGGATGCTTACGCAAGCAGCAAAATCGTAATCGTCAATAGTTGGCGCGCGCTTTGCGCCGCCGATGCCAAAATGCCATTGCAGCTTTCCGGCAGCATATCGCCTGCCATCGGGCGCATGAAACGATGACGCCTTAACTTGCACGCGATAAATTGATGAGCCTCTTGTCGCAATCATGTCGAAACCGGCGGCTGGTGATATTGCGGTTTTCCAGCCGTGCATTTCGCAGACGGCAGCGGCTATATATTCGCCAATTCTGCCAGTAACAATTGCGCTCATTTTATTTTGGCAAAAACCCAACCGTCAGTGCAACCTTTGTCGCAACGGCGCCAACAATGCCGGCAACTCCAGCCAAAAGCATAACGGTTTTCCAGCCACCTTTCGCTTGCAAAGCAAGTTCATGGATTTCTCGCAAGCAAGCGCGCGTTTCAGCCATCTCGCGTTCTAAGGTTCTTAGGCGGCTAGACATTTCGCCAAGTTCACGTTCAACGCTCATTTTTTATGCTTTCGTTAGAATTGAAAATAAAAAGACAAACAGGCCTAATCCGATGACGGCAACAACGGCGACGAGTAAGATCGCCTTGATCGTCTCCTCGATTTCGTGCTGTTTTCTAGCCGCTTCACGCGCCGCCTTCTGGCGAGCTTCTTTTTGTTCGCGCAGTGCTTGATTATGGTGATCAATAATTTCCTGCCATGTAGATTTTTGATCGGCTGTTTTCGGCCATCGCATATTTATCATTGTGGCAATTTGCTGCATTTCTTCGTTCAGCCGCTTGGCTTCAAGCACCGCATCAATAGAGCCTTTAAACTGGATATCGCCGGTTCCCGCTTTTTTGTTGCGCTCCTCGTTCAGCTTTTTCTGAGCCATAAACAAGGTGCCGATCTGATCTCCAATTTCAGCGACAGATTGCACATCGTTAATGCGTGATTTTATGAAACCTATCGCATTTGATGCAGCCGTAACCGCAGCGATCGCCGTTGTGATAGGTTCCATCAATTCACCTTTATTTTTGGGAGACAGGCAGTTGTCACAGGCTTTGAACCGTCAGCCGTTTGGACGTACTGACCCCGCAGCCGTTGTGCAAAATAAAGGCAACGATCTATGTCTGCGAAAACCTGTGTTTGATTGTAGATATTTGCCCCGACATAAACGAACAGGACAAATTCTATCATTTTTTGTGAAGCTGGAAGATTACCAAAAGCAAGAGCGCAGTTTGGATCAGATCGACAAACGGATAGGCGATCATTATTCTGGCGCGGCTTCGTCTTCGACAACAGGATCAGGCTTTTTGACAGCCGATCTTTGTGTTCCAACGCTCAAAAAAGCTGGTGGTGTCAAATCTTTTGGCGCGTATTGCAACGCCAAATCGTCAACGTCAGCGGCTTCCATTTCAGCCGTCACCGGCAAAACAGCCCATGAGCCGTCTTCGTATTCAACTTGAACGCCATCTGTTGAAACTTTTGTCACTGTATAAATTGGATCAGTCATTTTTTATCCTCTAAGCCGTGCCGCCCGCGACAGTGCCGTTGTTTGTAAATGTTACGAAAGAAATTCCGCGAATGTATTTGCCGCCAGAGCCGCCAGAACCGCCCGCCGCGCCGTTGGTTGAGTTTCCATTTGCGCCAGAATTGCCGTTAGCGCCACTTGCGCCAAACCCGCCACCGTTGCCGCCAGCACCGCCAGCGCCAGCGTTTGTGCCGCCAGAAGAACCGCTTGAGCCGTTTGAAACGCTTTGCAAATAACCAGCGCCAACGCCGCCAGCCCCGCCAGAACCACCTGATGTGGAAGTTGTAGACGCCTGACCAACCGCATAATACCCATAATTTCCAGAAGTGCTGAATAGACTTCCTCTACGCCAAACGCCATATGATGTGATGGTTGAGGGGTATGACCCGCCACCACCATAAAGGTTTAGAACTACGGAATCGCTCCATCGCACCACAATTTCGTTGTTAGCAATGCCGTAACGGCCGCCTCTTTGCCAATGATTGGAACTATGATATGAGCGATAAGTTACAGTTTCAGACGATCCGTTGCCGCCTGCACCACCCTGACCACCGCCGCCGCCGCCAGCTTGGACGGTTCCGTTGTTGATAAACGTGCAAGCAACAAGCGCTTCAAACGCATCGCCGCCATCAGCGCCAGCCGCGCCACCCGCGCCAATCAGCGTGCCATTATTTGTGACAGTGATAGAGCCGATGCCGCCTGTGTTTATTTCCAGAGCTTCTTCGCTGGTGCTTGTTGCGCCAAGCGTGACGCCTGAGTTAATGACGATTTCTTTTGGATAATTTACGCCGTAATCACTGCCAAAAATTGTGCTTGCGTTCTGGTTAGTTGCGCCGCTGGCAAATGTTTTGCGCCAGCCTTTTGCGGCACTGCGGAAATTGGTAAAATTTATCGTGCCAGATGTGGGAACAGAAGCGGCTAGGTTTGTCGCCGTATTGTTTGCCGCGTTGCCTCTAACCAGCGTTCCGCCACGATACAGATCACTAAAACTAATCGCGCCAGCGCCCGAAAACTCCGTGCGCAAGTCGCTGAAGCTAACAGCCCCACTTGCCGCGATAGCCATTAGACAGAGCCAAAAGCTGTAACATCGCCAGCCGCAACGATTGCGCCCGCGCTAGTCACCTTCAAGACGCCTGTGCCGCCATATTTCAGCAGAAGGTTGTTTGAACCATCTTGCTCAATAGTCCAGCCTGCGCCGATTGCAAGCTTGGTGATGCTGTCTGTGCCTTGCTCAAAGTCCTTGATATGACTCATTAAAGTGCGAAAAGCATTGTTCACATCACTTGGCAACATGGAATTTTCCGCAAGATTGACCCCGCCGACATCCGTGTTATTGGCAGCCGTTGCATCATACTGACCGAAATTATCTTTACTCATTTTATGTTCCTTTTTTTAGGGTTATCTGTCGCCGGTCAACAGACCGCCAGTTGTGCCAATAAAGCCGCTTGATGCGCCGGTTCTGCGCCCGCTTCGCTCGATGCGCTTCATTTCTTCTGCTTGGCGTCTTGCAAGCCTTTCAAGAAACGCTCTTTGCTGTTGCGGGTTAGTCGAAAACAGATCGCGTGATAATGCGCTGCCGATTTGCTCTGGCATACCGCCGCGCGTTGTTGCTCGCTC